GACCGTGAATCACCATATCAGCCTCACGATACCGAACCCCTTCTTGATCCCAGACATTGACCATGTAGCACTTCTTGGCAGTCCAAATGGCTTTGTCGATCAAGGCTTCCCGCTTCATCTGCATCTTCTGGGCATAGGCCTGCATATAATCGGCAAGGTCTTGATAGTTGGCATCGATGAACGGTTGTAATTTTTCTCGACACACCGTATCCATGAAATTGATAACCTTGTTGGTATCACTGGTGTCTTTGAACACCTTATTGACCAAGGGGGCGAGATTCAAGTAGATCGAATCGGTATCTGACGCGACCACATAATCAGTATAAGTAGTTTTCATCAATGAATTCATGAATAGATTGATTCGATCTTCAATCCATCGAATACTCAACTGCCCCGCCAGGGTCACACCTTCGGCAATGCGTACATCATAGAACCTGAAGAACTCAGATCCTAAGGCGCCGTACGCGGAATTTAGACTGACCTTCTTGGCCAACTGAAGATTCTTATACCGAGAGATGATCGATTCTAATTCCTTCTTGCGTACAGGATCCGTACAGGCTTCCTTTTCCTTTTCCGCCTCAATCTGCTTCTTCTTATAGATCACACGACCATTGTACATATCCAGCATGATCGCAGGCAGGAACCCCAGGACACCTTTGGTAAAAAACTGACCATTCGGTGTCATGGTCGCCGTACCCAGGCCTGACAGATCCATTGACTTGGATAACAACTTGGTCACATTCACACCCTCGGCAATGATTGCCTTCTGCCCCACAGTATAGTTCTCAGGCTCGATGATCGTTTCGGGGGACATATTATATTGCATCATCAGGTGAGGATACAGACTGTTCAAGTCCAATGAGACAATCCACTTATGGACGCCGATATGGGGGTCCTTGACATAGGCACCCTCATAGGCCACATCTTTTGTGTTGTGAGACTTTGGAGGAATAACGATCCCTTTGCGGCGAAGAAAGTTATAGCAAATCGTGTCCCACATACGGATCTGCCCAAACACATCCTCGTAGTTGTGTCGGTTGTCATAGGAAAGCGTCAAGGCCATTTCGATCAAGCGACCCTTGGCATTCAGGCGCTCAACCAGTTCCACGTCCTTGATGTTATATTCAATGAACTTCTGATGGTTCTTATCATAGAGACCATGCAAGGACTCATACTCAGAGTAGTCCACTTTGCGCTCTTTGAGTTCCACATGGGCAATGTGATCCAGCTTGTAACTTTCCTGGGCGGCATTCTTAGCGTACTTACGAAAAAGCTGCATGTAGTCAAGGATCGACAGTCCCAAGAGTTTATAGACACGCTGGGGCTTGTTGTAGAAGGTTTCTTCCTTGGCTTGGATGCGACCCCAAGGCGACAACCATCGGGCTCGTTTCTCCCCAAATGCTTCAAGCACACAGAGGCGCCCGACCAGATAGGGAATATCGAAGGTCTTGACATTCCATCCTGTCACAATATCAGGATTCTTGTCCGTCCATAGTGTCAAGAATCGTTCAAGGAGATCCTCTTCATCATCACACTGATGCCACTCGATATCAGGGCGATGGGGAGTGTAGGGGCGACAACCCAAGACATAGTACTTGGGGTCATTGGAGAATTTCACAGTGATCGCGGTAATCGCATTCAGGCAGGTCTCAGAGTCAGGCATATTATGTTTGGTATCAACTTCAATATCGATAAACGCCGTGACAATTTGTTCGATATCCCACTCAATATGTTCTTCTGGATGCAAGTCGGCAATCATGGTATACTCAAACTGGGAGTTACCATGAATCTCAAAACTCTTGACATCCTCATACCGTTTGATAAACTCTCTGGCCTCTGAGATACTCGGAAAGTCTACTGGTTCCAGGACGTTCCCTTTGAGGTCGCGCCAGTAATCTCGACCCTCTACTTCTGGAGCATTAGAAGGCACAAAAAGGGTCGGCTTATACTCCAATTTCTGGTGTATCCGCCGACCATTCTCGACCCCTCGGTAGTAGATAAAATTTCCCTGACATTGTACATTCGTATAGAATTTAGCCATAGAAGATTATATCATACTCCAGTGGAAAATGCAAGCAGAATTAGACGCTATGCAGGCCTGTGGGCAAGACCAATCCGCTGCCGAATTGCGCGTTATAGGCATTCAGGAGTTCACGTACCGGTGTGTTCACGGTCAGCACATCCCTGGAGAATACCACCACACCTGTTTCCCACTCTTCGGTATAACGAAGGAATGGTGCAAAGGCCAATCCTGCCTTCCCCTCTTTCTGATCGGCAGGGGTCATAGGCACATTGACCAATTGAACAGGATTCTTGATCGTCACGGTACCTAGCGCCGAGTCCTTTTCACCTAGTTCACCCAGTACCTGTAGCCCATTGTTGAATACCAATAATCTGATATCACCCATGTTATGAACCCTCCTTGTTAATAAGAACCGTCACACTACCTCTCTATATAGCCTCTCGATTGTCCCGATTCAAGTATTTTTTGAAATTCGGCTTCTTCCAACCATCAGGCTTCTGGATCTTTCCATCAGGTCGGCGCTTCAATTGCCCATCCTCATCGAACACCAGTTTCGCCATATTGGCACGATAGAGTTCCTGCCAGGCGCCTGGAATATCCCAATCCCTGGTGATCGCATACCCAATAAGGACCCAGATCAGATCCATGGTCTCATTGAGTTTATTTTCTTCGGTTATGGACTCACAGAATTCTTTATATTCCTCATGTACCAATTTCTCATAGAGATCAATCTGGGCTTGGGGTGTCTTGACCCCTGTCTTCACGGCCCCCATGATCTGTGCAAAATCGAACACACCATACACCATCTCCATAATATTCTCCTTGTTAGGGTGCCCCTGTCGCAGGAGTCACCAAGATAAACACTTCATTCGACGGAAGACTATCACCAAAATCATTAAACGAAGTCACAACGTAGTAGTATGTAGTCCCGATAAACACCGTGGTATCCGTGAAGGTATTGGTGCCGTACAACACGGTACCTACTGGAGGACCCAGGTTCCAAGTGGGAGAGAAGTTCTGTGGTCCTATTGGATAGACACCAGGCACTAAGGAGCGCCATACATGATAGCCTGAGATGGTCACCGGGGTCCCAGGAATCATGACGGGTGTGCCGTCAGGATTCAGTACCGGTGTACCATCAGGGTTCAATGAGGGTGTGGGGGAATTGCTCAACACGGTCCCGTCAGCATTCAACATAGGTACCGGTACACCATCCCATGAGACTGATATCTTGCCTGGCACTGGAGCCGGAAGCACCACGAGTGTCACGGTAATAATCTGAGGAGAATTTGACGCGCCAGGGGACGCAATCGACACGGTGCCTGTGTAGGTACCAGGTAGTAATCCAGCCAGCAGGATGTTGACTCCAGGTCCACCGATGGCGACCGTACCTGACACCGGTGCCACAGAGAGCCATGTGGCAGACTTGGTGGCAGTCCAAGACATCACCCCTATCCCTGTACCAACATTCGACACCGTGACACTGAATCCTTGAGGATTAGGTAAGGTCACTTGCCCCTGGATCGTGACATTTGTGGTGGACAAGGCAATCGTCGCCGGAGGCACGACCGTCAGATTCACCGTGGCAGTGATTGGTGCAATAGACGCCCATGGTGCAATCGGTGTCATCGTCACCGTGCCTGTATAGGTGCCAGGAACCATCCCTGCGGTATTGAGGGTCAAGACTGATGTTCCCACCTGTGAAGGTCCTGTGAGTATTCCAGGACCAACAGGGGTCGTGAGCCATGGGATGGCTTCTGAGGCGAGAAACGATATCGTACCGAGACCTGTATTTTGAACAGGTAGACTGATTAGCGCCACCTGGTTGGGCACCATGGTGGCCGACACCACAGGGGTCGTGAAGACCAAGACAGGGGTGCCTGGGGTTTCTAGACGCATCGTGACCGAGAAGGCCTTCGTGGAGGCCCCACCAGCAATCGAGACGGAGCCTGTATAAAACTGCGGGGGAAGAGGGCATCCCCCGACACAGCCCCAAGGCGTCTTGGACACCGCAAAACTATAGGTACCGGTAGCCCCTGGAGCAATCGTGACGAGTCCATTTTCAGGAATCAGATCGACGATCCATGCGGTCCCGCTGGTCCATGAAAGCGTCAGACCCACGGTGCCAGTATTGACCATGGACACAGTGAAACGAGGGTTCGGCGCATTAGGATCTTCGTCTGTTTTTCTGGTTGTCGCAATACTGACCGGTCCTAAGGTCCAGGAGACGGTGCCTGTTGCCGGGGTCTTGATCGTTAAAATATCCGACCATGGAGAGAGATTTCCGGTCCAATCTCTCACCTGAAGACGATACACATAGGAAGTGTTAGCCACCAGACCGGTCTGTAGAAAGGTGAGTCCAGTGATACCTGAAGTCACCACCGTCCATGGAGTGCAGGTACTCGATACACCGATACACCGTTGCAGAATAAATGAATGTACACCTTCATTATCAGTGACCTGTGGCCACTCCAATTGAATGATCGTGGGGGAATGAACATACCCACGGAGAATAGGTGTCGAAGGTGGTGTGGTATCAGGTACCGCGGGGGTAATGAGTTTGAAGGTCGCACGGACTTGCACATGCTGATTCGGCATGATAAAACTACAACTAGCGGCAGGACACGCCACAGGCAAACCTACCCAACCTGCAAAGACCGATCCTGGTGCAGCGATAGCGGTAATCGAGACAGGGGTACCAAACTTCAATCGGAAGGTGGAGAGACAGACAACAGGAGCCAGAGCAATACCACATGTAACATTTCCAATACTTGTGGTGACTGAACCGGTACCCGTACCAACTTTCATCACGGCAATGCTACGACCTGGGGGAGGCGCCTGGGCCCACAAAGGTGACACCCCCAGGCACATGGCGAACAGTAGAAGACCCATCACAAATTTCATCATACGACACCTATCAGATCACAAAGCCCTGGTGATAGACGGTCTTTCCATTTTCACGGACGGCCGTCAGACATTCTTTCTTCTGAAAATCTTCCACATACGACACATGCACCCAACCAGAGTTTGGATCACCAGGGGTATAAAATTCCAGGATGATCTGGTGATATTCTGGAAGATGATCTCGGCACCATTCAGCAATCTGACCATTGGGAACACCATCAACCTCAAAGTCCACCGCTTGCCCTGTGCAATGCCTGGATAACTTATTGACCGTGGAGGTCATGGGATTCACGCTCATGTTGAGGGCCATGGAACGATAGCCAGAGTTGATCCTGACAGTCCCCCACACTTTCCTCACAGGTTCCAAGACCTGTTCACAGAGCACCTTGAGGTTCTTCAAATGAATCTCTGTAGGGGTATTTTCAATGCCCAGGCGCAAGGCGGTATCTGACCTGGTCAACTCTCTATACGAAAAATGAGGTGTAATTAAGTCCATAGACCCCTCCTGTATTCGACCAACAGTTTGAACATTTCAGTATCTTCCGCATGATGTTTTTCTTCCAGTGTATTTTGCCCGTCAAGGTAGGCAGAGTATTCTGGTGAGAGTTGAAAGCATCCATCAATGAGGATCCGACACTTATCAAATGCCTCACCACCAACAGTAAAGGGTTCCACACGCGCAGGTCTGGAACGAGTCCAGAAACGATAGAGTAGGAACACCACCTTGGCATGTTCGGCCTGGGAAGGCATGTCCTTGAGACTCATGGCCCAACGGAGATGGTGCAGGCCCCGACGGACATTGCGGCCATGGGGCAGGAACCAGTGGAGCACAGGGAGAGTCGAAATGATACGATAGACTTTCTGACCAGGGGTCTCAAAGTAATAGGGGCCCCAACGAGTACCCAGTTCAATCTCCACAAAGTCCACAAGGACCTGGAAGGCGGCATAGAGAAGGATCGTATCAGCATCACGATACCGACCCTTGGGGCAGTCGGGATGCCTGATGGTCACCTGGTGAGAGGGACAGATCCAACGGTTATGGATATAGGAACAGAGACTCTTGAAGGGGTTGTTGTGGTAGGTCATGATAAAGACTCCTTAAATCAGATACGATACTTCCTATATGTAGTTCGGGACTTTCGTTTCTTCTTTGGTGTAGTAGTTTTACTTCGTTTAGGTAGGCGGCGTCCTCGACGCTCATTCTTATGTAATTTGTTCTTATTTCGTTTGAGGAGAATCCCTATACACGCATGATAGGCCTGGAGGTCCAGATCATTGGCGTTCAGTTCATAGAGAAACATGTGAACTTCCGCATGTTGGGCCATGGTGAGGATCACCGTGTTATCAGGTGCATTAACTCCCTTGAGGTTACCAAATCGTTCCTTCCATTCATAACGAGGAATGATATGATGCCTAGCCAAAGTACCTCCTAATCGGTAATTAAGAATATGCGTACCTAGGTATTGGAGCAGGATATAAGGTTTATCTAAGGCAACTTTAAGGACTCTATAAGGTCTTGCTTTCGCTGTCGCTCAAGCAAGTTGGGATTATCTAAGGCTCTTATTAGGCTTCATCTATGAGGTCTTCAGGTAGGGACAGGAGGTCTCCGGATATGTATCCAAACATATCTCTATTTCTATATAGCATCTTTTTTCCTGGATCCAGGAAAAAACGCCTGCCATTTTGGCCTTGTGTTACGATTTATTTAGTACACATTATGAAGGGGTGTCTTCATTGCGTTTCTTGCCAATCGTGTATTTAGGGATGAGTTGCCAGTCTGCTTTTTCTTTATGGGTAATAATCTTGATCTGATGCAGGGGTGCCACATCACCCAAAATGCTTGGATCCAGGATCTTAGCCAGACCCCATTGTTCAAGCAAGCCAGCAATAGCATTGCGGCGGGCGATATCGTTCTCTGAGAGGTCATTGGGTTTTCCGTCAAGGATGAATAATTCCTTGAAGTGGAGGATACTGTAGCGACCGCGCTTGTGAAGAATATGGCAAGATTGATAGAGAATACGTTCTTTGCGTGAGGAGACACCTATGCGGGATAGGGTTTCTCGAACCTTGAGGAAGTCATCGGGGGAGAACAGGGTGATTTCAACACCCGTGCCACGAAAAATGTCATCCATAATATAGTCCCTTCTGTGTGTGGACTATTTATGTTTACCGGTACCTCCCTCTTGGGTCACGGCAATAATCTGTTCAAGTTGCTCAGGGGTCAAGATCCTCAGGGCTTCCATGGCGCGTTTGTCAGAATACTCAAACACCAGCTTGACAGCCTCAAGATCCTCGGCGGTCTCAGGCTTGGACCACTTGGGATACCCTCGTTTCATGGAGCGCACGGTGCCCAGAAGGTAGTGGAACTGTAGTCGATTGTCCAAGTGATGCCGACGGTTCATTTCATCGGCCTGAAAGATACAGTCTTCCTGGTAGGATAAGGCACGATTGGCGAGCCATGGGACATACTCTTTTTCACATTGGGGATCGACCATCAAGTCTTTCTTGGTGGTCTGTATCTGCTTGACGAATTCAAAAGGGGTGGTTTTCATAAGAATTCTACACTCAACATGATCTCGGTCAGGCAGGCCATGGTATTGATTTGTTGATCTGCCGAAAAGGCCGACTTGTACCCATAGTCGGCCAGTAACAAGACCAACTGTGGGATGCTTTCCTTCTTGATATGATCGACCGCATGGTCATAGAGTTTCCGATACAGGACCACAGGTTCAATATCGTTCGCTCCGACCCACTTCCTCAGGGCCGCAAAGTCCTTGGCCTTGAGATAGCCCACGACCTGCAAGAGGTCCACATCACCTAATTGACTCAAGAGCCCCACATCGATCTTGCCAAATTGTGAGAGCCTTTGGAGTTCATTCAGAATGCGCCTGAAGTCTGGAAAGAACTTCTGCACAAACTCCACGAGTACCAGGTTAT